TCAGAACTACAAAATCCCAAGTATAATGACAGGTATATCAGAAACTTAATTACAGATTGTTTGCAATCAGGAGTAGTTTTAGTAGGCGAATACAAAGGTGTTATACATGGAGTTATTATAGGTGCAGTATTTCCCAATATCTGGATGCACGAAGTTAAATGGTTAAAGGAAATAGCATTCTGGGTGTCAGACAGCGCCAGACACAGCAAATTAGGTGTAGGGTTAATAAAAGAGTTTAATAAAAGAGGCGAATACCTTATAAAAAATAAAGTTATTGATAATTTTGTAATAACTAGTATGGAGAAATTGCCGGTTGATTACACAAAGTTTGGATATAAAAAATTAGAAACAAATTACAGTTGGAGTAAATAATGGCACAAGTAGTTCCTTTTATCTATAAAAAAATAGTTAGTTATATTGGCGCTAATTTAATTAGTAGTGCTATTGCGGCTCATGTAATTGGTGGTGTTATTGTGGCAGGATTGGCTGTGGCAACTGCCAGAGCATTTGGAGCCATGATGATGCCAGATATTCCTGGCATAGGACCCAATCCAGGCACCAGAATACAGTTATCTCCAGACACAGGCAACAAATTACAAATAGTTTATGGTGATGTCTTAACATCAGGCCCTATTTGTGATGCCAATATTAGTAATGAAAACAAAATGATGCACTATTTTACTGTTTTATCAGAAAAAACAGACAGTGGCACGTTTACTATAGGCAGTCAGGGCATAAGATTTGGTGATAAAAAATTAAATTTTGGAACAGGAGCAAGTGCTCACATAGTGCAAAGTGTATATGATGCAAATGGAACATCTAACACAAATTGGTCAGGCAAAATTCGTGTCAGAGTGTATGCTGGAGGCACAGCCGCAGGTAATCAGATATTTCCAGTGCCAGGAGGCGGTGTAACTGCTGTAGCGGCAACAACTATGATGCCACATTGGGACACTACAACAAATTACAAAGGCACAGACTTAGTATTTGCCATGACAGAAATAGATTATGATCAGGAAGAAGGCTTGGTAAACATGGAACCAATGACTTTTAACCTGGTAAACAGTTTAACATCTCCTGGAAACGTAGTTATTGACTATATGACTAACAGTCGTTATGGTGCCGGTATTGCAAACACACTGATAGACTTTGATAGTTTTACTGGAGCAGGCAATTCCAGTGTAGGTGGTTATGGAGATGAAACAGTAAGTTATACTCCTTATGCAGGTGGTAGTGCAACACAACCCAGATTCCAAATTAATGGAACTTTGGGCACAATTGACGATGTTCAAACAAATTTAGACAAATTAATGAGCAGTTGTGGTAGTTTTTTACTGTTTGATGGCAAACAGGGCAAATACAAAGGCTTACCAAACCAGATATATCAGGATCAAACAAATTGTTTTGTTGCAAATGACGATAATATTATAGGTAAAATAAGTGTGCAAAACACAGACCTATATCAGCAGTATAATGCTGTAGAAGTTGAATATTTTGACAAAGAAAGACGAGATCAGAGAAATAGTGTGTTAGTGGAAACACCTAGCAGTGACAGAAACACTGGAGAACCAGATAATAAACTCAGTTACAGTTTAGACATGGTGAACAATAAAGTTTCAGTAGAAATATTAGCAAATATTGATTTAAAACAAACCAGACTGGATAAAGTAGTTACATTTACTGGAGATCACAGTTTTCTGCAGGTAGATGTAGGTGATGTAATTAAACTTACTAATGAAACATATGGATTTACTGATAAATTGTTTAAAGTAATGCAAATTAAAGAGTCAGAAGCAGAAGATACAACTTTAACATGCCAAGTAGTGTGTTTGGAGTATGCAGATAGTGTTTATACTACATCTACAACAACTTTGGATGCTCCTTTTGCCAATGTTACTATACCAACTTTGCCAGTTATAGGACCTATATACATTCCTGGTGTTTTTAATGGCACTTATAACAATATAACATTAGATCAAGATACATTTGGTAATGTGTTTGTAAATGAACACATGAAAACATTTGGTGCCGGAACTCAGTTAGCAGAAAATCCAAATAATGTGCCATTAGCAAATGCATTAGATTCTTTTAACAATCCTCCCGCAAATATTCTATTAGCAGAAGAAACATTTGAAATAGATGGTATAAACTTGGGGGATTATGAATTAACAGCCGTAGTGCAACCAGCCGGAACAGCAACAGGTAGCAGTTATGATTATGGATTTAGAGCAAATGCAGATGTTGTTTGGGCAAATGCCACAGCAACACATACAGAAACTATATCAACCAGTATGCAGTTTAATGGTATTCCAGACGGTAATCCACCTACAAGTGTAAGTCTAGCAAAAAAAATGAATTTAACACTTGCAGAAGCAGTAAGCAATGGCGCCGCTAGTGATATGACTCCTGCAAATGCCACAATAAGATTAGAAGGATATAATAATTTAGATAACTCTCCTGCTACAAGACAAATGTCAAATATGGGTTTTCAATTTTTAAGAGTTACAAAGGGTGAGAAATAATGTATAGAACTATATACAATATAACAACTGGAAGTATAATAATTTCCAGAAAAATGTCAGATGAATTATTAGCAGAAAGATTAGCAAAAAATCCTGATCAGGGTGCTTTAAATGTTTATACAGCAGATGTAAGTAATTCTAAAGTAGATCTAGACACTTTAACAGTAGTTGCAAATCCTCAAACAGAAGACTTAAATTACTGGTTAAGAACAAAACGTAAAGCAGATTTAATCAGTTGTGATTGGACACAAACTACAGATGCTCCACTAACAGATAGTAAAAAAGCCGAATGGGCTACATACAGACAAGCACTAAGAGATTTACCTTCAACATATCCAAATGTAACAGATAAGGCACAAATAACTTGGCCCACTAAACCGGAGTAAACTGTGAGTAAAAGACTAGGTTTCTTTAAAGAGCGATACAGAAATATTATACCCAGTAAACCATTTCCTGGTTATAATGTATCTATTACGCCTAGTTTAAGTAACAATGATGAAACAGTGACTTTTACAATTACCAGTGAATTACCAGGTAATTTAAATTGCAATTATGTTTTACTCAATACTGTGGACGCAGATTGGGTAGGTGCTAATGCATCTGGTAGTGTGCAATTAGACAGCACAGGTAATGCTAATGTAACTGCTACATTAGATCCGGATGTAAATTATGATTACGTATCTAATAATGTTAATTTAATATTCCAATTAAACACCACACAAGGCGGACAATTAGGCACTAGCAGTAATGTTACATTTGCTAGAGGTAATACATTTGTTGCAGAAGGCGGCACAACATCACAAATTGCTGGTAGCAATTTAATTTTACATAGTTATACAACAACAGGTTCACAAGGATTTAACATTACTTCATTAGGAGGAGATCCTGCAAACACCACAGTAAGACATTTAATTGTGGGCGGTGGTGGCCGTGGTGGAGATGGTTATGCTTTTAGAAATGGACCTTCTACCAGTATAGGACAAACAAATGCTATTGCTATTACAGACCCTATATTTGATAGACCAATAGTTACATACGGTGGAGGTGGTGGTGCTGGTGGTCAAACTATAGAAGCAAATATTACAGCAACTAATTATAGTGTTGCTAATTTAAGTGTTGTGGTAGGCGCAGGCAGTAATGTAATGGGCACTAGTGGGGCAAACAGTAGTTTTAATAGTAATATTGCATTAGGAGGCGGTTCTGGCGCAGGAACAACATTTACACCTACAATAACTAATATAGAAACAGTATATAGAAAAGGTTATGTGAGTGGTGTTCCTACAAGGACAATAATAAGATTTGGTGAGTATCCACCTGCAGTTCAACCTTTTAGTGATGGAACACAAATAATAATTTATGGATTTCCTAGCCCAGGAAACTTTGCAACATTAAATACATTATCACCTGCACGAACAGGAATATATTATTTAAAATATCAAACAGCAGAAAATGGTTATGAATTATTTACAGATAGTGCATTAACTAATCCTACTATGACAATTTATGCCGATACTTTTACATATATTGGCGGTAAAGCAATTACATTGTCAGGTTCCTTTACAGATGCAACAGCACATACTGGAGGTCCTGGTGGGGGTGGTATGAGACAAGTTGCAGACCAATATGATTTTAGAGGTGCTAATGGAACATTTACAGGTGGAACAGCGGCGCAAACAGTTGCCTTTCCAAGTGCCTCTGGCAATGTTTTATTAAATTACTTTGGAATAATGTCAGGTGCAGGTGCTAGTGAAAATGCACAGCCTAGCGACCCTACCAGAATATATTATGCCGCTGGAGCACCAGGATCTCCATATCCTAGTTATCCAGGATTTCAGTATGGGTCTGCAAATGGATCTATTGGTAGTTCTTCAGATATAACTGGCTCAAATGTAAGTTATGCAGGTGGTGGAGGTGGCGGACCTGTGCCTGAAACAGAAACATCAGTAGGAAATTTTATAGATATAATAAACAATTATGGTGTTGGTTTTGATGGTGGTGGTAATGGTGGTGCAATTGGAGGACAAGGATCAGCAGGAACCGATGGCAGAGGTGGTGGTGGTGGAGCCGGCGGAACTGCCAAAAGATCAGACGGCACAGATACATATTTTGGCACTAACTTTTTTGGTGGTAAAGGTGGTGACGGTGCTGTATATGTAACTTACCCGTTTTTTATCCGCAGAATGCAAGTATAAAATTAACAAAAAGGATAAATACATAACATACAATGTTGGCATATCAACATTGCTAATCCTATAGGAGTATCAAATGTCAGGTAGACTATTATCATTCAGCCAATATCTGGGCGGAGCAGACAACGTAAAAGTTGAAGAAATGTTCCCAGATGATCAAAAAACATATACATATAATTTTAGTAATTCAGATGTGTCAGGATACACATTTACCGCAGATTATCAATCTTTATTGCTAGATACAGTAACATATAACAATATCACAGGAGAGCCTAATTTTACAGATGCTACTGTTACTGGATATTTTACAAATACAGCAAATGTTTCAGGATCTAATATAGATGACACAAGTGCCAGTTCAGGATTAGTTGCACTAACTATACCCAGTGACAGATACACAGGAAATGTATTGCCCAATGCTAGAGCTAATGTAGTTTGCACCGTGTTAAGTTTTCAATGGCAAACAGACGATACTCCACCACAAAAACAACGACACAGATACGCAATTTTAGAGAGATTTGACCCAAAAGTGGGCAAAGTTCCAGGTAATCCAGCAAGTGAATCAAATTTTGTAGCACTAACATAAGGAGGTAGTATGTCTAATGTGACAGTTTCAACTACAGACTTAAATGTTAATGTAGCACAAACAGAATTAGCAATATCTGTAAACGAAAGCAATAATGTAATTACTGTAACACAACCTGTCAGTAATGTATCAGTAACCACAGATGCACTGGCTAACATAGTAGTTAGTGAACAGGGCATTTTAAGTAATACACAAATAAGAAATAGTTTAAGTGTAGTAGACACTGGTTATGACTTAGGCAGTTTAACATACAGCAATACATCAGGTGTTTTTACTTTTGTTGGTGTAAACAATAGCCAAATTCGTGGACTATTCAGTAATACATCACCTATAACTTATAACAGTTCAACAGGTGAAATAGGATTAGAACAAACTCTAGACGATTTAACACTTAAAAAGTGGCAAGAAACTATTGTGGACAATGGTAATGTATCAGGTGCAGTTACATTTAACATTGCTAATGGCACAATACATGAAGCAAAACTGGTAGGCAATGTCACAAACATTACTTTAAATAATATCAGTGCAGGTGGTAGTGCTACTTTAATTTTAGAACAAGATGCTATAGGAACTTGGGATATAATTAGTGACATCACAGATTGGAGTTGGTCAAGCGACTTTAAAAATTTAGATACCACAGCAAATGCATATAATGTTATAAATGTTATATATGATGGCACAAAATACTATGCTAGTTTAACAGAATTTAACGGCAACATAACAGAAACTGCAAACATTACAACATCTGGTAATATAAGTGGTAGTTATATCTTGGGTAATGGTAGTCAACTAAGTGGTATTATAGCAGATTTATCCAGCTCAACAACAGACGATTTAGCAGAAGGTAGCACTAATCTATATTATGCAGATACCAGAAGCAGAGCGGCAGTAAGTGTAACTCAAGCAAGTGCCAGTGGTGCCGGCACACTAGCATATAATAATAGCACAGGTGTTTTCACATACACACCACCAGATTTAACAGCATTTGGTTTAACTAATGCTCAAGCCCAAGCATACATACAAAGTAATGGCTTAACTATGACAAGTGCTATCAGTAGTGATAGCAATATAACAACTACAGCAAATACTAGTGCGGTGCATGGAACTTTTACAGGCGCACAAAGTATAACAGCAACAGGCAATGTGTCAATTGGCGGCAATTTAACAGTTACAGGTAATATAGACTCAGAGACGATTCGTGACCTTTTAATTGAAGACAGAAACATAACATTAGGTTATGGCACAACAGGTGCACCAAGTGCCAACAGTCAAATTATTATAGACAGAGGTAGTAGTGCAAACACATACCTTAAGTGGGACGAAGGATCAGACAAGTGGAAGTTTAGTAATAATGGTAGCACAGAATTTGTTTTACCAGAAAGCACAACAGATTTAGCAGAAGGAACAAACCTATACTTTACAAATGCCAGAGCAAATACAGTTATTGGCACTAATACAACTGATAATTTAGCAGAAGGTTCAACTAACTTATACTTTACAAATGCCAGAGCAAATACTGTTATAGGAACAAATACAACTGACAATTTAACAGAAGGTAGCACAAATTTATATTATACAGATGCCAGAAGCAGAGCCGCAGTAAGTGTAACAACTAATTCACCCAGTGGTAATGGTTCATTAAGTTATAACAATGGCACAGGTGTATTTACATTTACACCAGCAGATGCAAATGCTAGTAGATATGGTGATTCTAATGTAGTAAGTCTACTATCAGCATTTGGCTCAAACAGCATTGTAACCACAGGCAACATAACTGCTGATTACTTATTTGCTAATGAATTCTTCGAAGGTGTTCTAAACGGTGCTGTAACATCAGATGTCAGAAATGAAACAGGTGCTACCTTAAACAAAGGTGATGCAGTATACTTAACAGGTGCTAACACAGGTGATACTCCACATGTTGCACTAGCAGATAGTGATGATGCTACAAAAATGCCAGCACTAGGTATAGTGTATGAAAATATTGCAAATGCAAGTGTAGGACAAGTAGTAACATCAGGTGTAATGAATGATAGTTCACACGGTTATACTCTGGGTGCAGATTTATATATAGATAGCACCGCAGGTGGTTTAACTACAACTATACCTACAGGTGAAAGTAAAGGTGTGCAGAAGATTGGTAAAGTAGTAAGTGCTAATCACATACTGGTTCAGGGTGCATTTAGAACAAACGCAACA